AAACCATTCCTCCAATTTGCTGAGGGCGCTCAGACAGCCGCCACAGTAGTAACTGGCGCGCTTGACACAATGCAGGCCGCTAACCGTGAGAACACAAAAGAGTTTCAGCAGTTGGCATTGGTTAGGGCAATGATTTCACAGGCTGTTGCTATAGCGACGTTATGGGCCGAGCCGGGTAACTTCTATGTGAAATTGGCCCAAACCGCAATCGCTGGTGCTCAGGTTGGTGCTCAAATAGCACAAATAAAGTCCACAGATTATGCAACAGGTGGTTTGGTTCGTGGTCCGGGTACAGGGACATCTGATGATGTCCCAGCAAACTTGTCCAACGGCGAGTTTGTAATGCGGGCTGATGCGGTTAGGAAGATTGGTATTCCTCAACTGAATGCCATGAACCAAGGTAGGACTCAGAACTTTGCTACTGGCGGTGCTGTAAGTACAGGATCAGGCATGATTGGTGGGGGTAATACAACTGTCAATGTTATTGATAATAGATCTCAGGGTGCGCCTGTAGAAACTAGAGAAACAACCGATGAAAAAGGCGATAAGCAAATAGAGCTTATTATACAAGACGTTGTGAAAAAAGGTTTTGGCAGGGGTACATTTGATAAAGACATGAAAGGTAACTTTGGCATTAAAAGACCGGGAAGGAGAGTATAATGGCTACTTGGCCGTCTAGTTTACCACAGTCTCCATTACTTGAAGGGTTTAGTGACAGACCCCAAAACTCTGTATTAAGATCTGAGTTTGACGGGTACACTAAACAAAGAAATAGGTTCACGGCAACACTTTCTAATGTAACAGAAAGATACTATATGACATCACAGCAGTTTTCTACGTTTAAAGACTTTTATTTCAACACCCTTGGTAATGGGGCAGACGAGTTTTCAAAAAACGATCCTGTTGAGGGAGTAAATAGAATTTATAGGTTTGTTTCCCCTTATGAAGAACAGGTTGTTGGTTTGGATTGGATAGTTACGCTTAGCTTGGAGAAGATAACATAATGCCTTTTTCCGATAATTTTTTAGAGCAGGCATTTAACGGAGGTGGTGATCCAGCTATAACTCTGATGAGGGTAAGGTTTGGTGACACCTCTTACTATTTTGCTAATAACACAGAGAACATAACAAGTTCCGTTGATGGAAGTGAGCAAATCTATCATAAAAGCGGGTTTAATCTTTCTCTGGCAGATGATACAGAAGAAGGTACTCCTAGAGCAACGTTAAACTTTGAGGTTGCTGATATACAGATTGTTAGAAGTCTCAGAGCTACAGACGACCCCCTGATTGTTGATATTTGGATTGTTCTTGGTTCAGACCCAAACGTAGTTGAGTTTGGTCCAGTGAATTATAAATCAGCAGCTTTTAATGTTGATGCCAGTGCTATATCAATAGAGCTTGAGGTTGAGCCTGTATTACAAATACAAGTACCTCGCCATAGATTCACACCAAATACTTTCCCCGGACTGTTTGAAGGTGCATAATGAAAGTGCCCATGTGGGTTTACCAGATACCATTTGTTGCTGGTGGTAGGGAGATAGATGGTGCTGATTGCTGGGGGCTTATTGTCCTACTATACAAGCACTTCTTTAATATAGACCTGCCTCGTTATGATGGCAAGGGCGTAACGTCAAAAGACACAGTTGTTAGTAGCGAAGAAGAGATACTTGCTGTAGCTAACAGCAGCAATATGTTTGAAGAAGTAGTAACCCCTCAGTTTGGAGATTGTGTTCTTGTCAACATGATAGGTCATCCGATACACATAGGATTTTGCCTAGACTCAAGAACAATGATACACATATCCAGAAAAAACAATGTTGTAATAGAAGATTTTACAGGTGCTAAATGGAAAAGCAAGGTGGTCGGGTTTTACAGGTATCAGTAAGTAAGTCTCCTGTTTATTCTGTAATTTTTGATGAGCACGAAGTAGGTAAAACTCTCCGTGAAATTTATGATTGCTACTCCGGTCTTTCAGAAGAACACACTAAAATCTTCATTAACGGTGAGGAAGAGTTAAATTGGGAGTACAAACCAAAACCTGCTGAGATGGTTTCGGTGTGCCAAATACCCCAATACGAGGCAGTTATTGCCTATGTCGTACCCGCCCTTATAGCATTAGTTGTCGGCGCTATCGTCGGTTACATTCTTTATAAAAGCATCGACCAACCAAACACTGATCAAGGCAGTAAGATAAATCGTATTACTGGCGCTAGGAACGAAGCTAAACCATATGAGGTTGTTCCAGTAGTTATTGGTAATCGAAGGGTGGTTCCACCTTATGCGGCCCAACCTTATACTTACTGGTCGGGTAACAATCAGTGGCTGAAGATGCTGTTTTGTGTTGGATATGGGCCATTGAGCATTTCCAATATTAAGATTGGTGATGCTGACATATCTAATTTTAGAGATATTAATTATGAGGTTCTTGATTGGTATAACAACAAAGACATTGACACAATTAAAAATATCTGGGGTTCAGATGTTCAGCAAGAGACTGTAAACCAGAATATACCAGATAATTCTTATATTACTAGAGCAGCGCCTGCGGATACAAACAAGCTGAGGCTTGATTACGTGTTCCCCGGAGGTTTGTGGGTTGGTGGTGAGCTAGATGCACTGACAAACGGTGTAATGTTCAGATTTTACTACAACGGCGATAGGTATACTGTCGCCAGAGTCAGAAATACTATTGATGGCTACTCAGTAAGGGAGTCGGGCGGAAGATATTATGTGGGAATGTCTAACGATGTAACTTCATACTTTGTTAATGAAATAGATGGTTATGTCTATCTGAAAAACTATAATGGTTTCTTATACACTAATGTCTACCGTACAGCAACCCGCAATCAATTCACCAAATCCTTTACTTGGAAACCAATTGATCCGGTTACACAGCAACCAATAACCGGACCCGTCTCATACGAACTCAGAAGAAAACCGATAGGCGGTCGTAGTGATGGTCAAATAGGCGAGGACATTCAATTTAGTACAGCAACGTATGAACTCAACCCAGACGTTGGAGAGGGCTATTTTGGTGTAAATAAAACACAAGGTTTGTATCCTGTAATAATTGCTGTAGACATCCGAGCAACAGACCAGCTAAATGGGATTATTGAAAACCTCTCTTGTCAGGCAGAATCTGTAGTTCCAGACATTGGAGTTACTCAAGACTGGAAGAACTATAGTATAGATGGTTCTTATGTAAAAAGTAATAATCCTGCTGATTTATATAAGTGGGTTTTACAAGGTCCGTTTAATGCTGGCGCTGTAGATAATGACAAGATCGACAATCTAATTTTGTCTGAATGGAGACAAACCTGTGTTGATAGGGGCTGGGAGACAAATGAGGTAGTTGATTATGAAGTTACACTCAAAGATCTGCTGAACAATATAGCTTTCACAGGTAGGGCGTTCTTCTCAATGAGAGAAGGGGTCTTCAGTGTAATAGAGAACAAACAGAAAGATAACCCTGTTCAGATATTCACAATCAAGAACAGTAGCGGCATGAAGAGCCGCAGAGAATTTGATATTTCAAAAGATGGTATTAGGTACACATTTGCCAATGCCGACTATGCTGAACAGGAAGACGAAGGGTACTATGCGGACCCGGATAGATTCTACAACTCAAACATCGAACGCCCGAAAGAAGGCACTACTGTAACTGGTAGGTACGATGATTTTGAGGTATGGGGTACTACGGACCCCGAAATTGCCCGTACTCATGCAAGGTTTGCTTATTTTGAAAATAAACTTAGACGGGAAATCTATCAATTAGATACCGACATTGAATCTCTTGTCGCTAGAAGAGGTGACAAAGTTCTAGTTGCCAGCGACATTATTGATGTCGGACTAGGCCAAGGTTTCATTAAGGAAATTGATGGTACATCCTTTAGAGTTGATGAAACAATTAATCTTGTTTCTGGTACTGATTATGCAATAACTATACGTTCCATAGAGAACGGCGTAAATATAAACACTATAACGGCTTCATATATTTCCGACGGTTGGTGGGAAGGTAGTTTACCTTCTGGTTCATCTGTAGGGGACTTGGTAGCATACGGGGAAGCAGGTACAGAAACCCTTGAGTGTCTTGTCACTGAAGTTACTTATAATGACGATTATACTGCTACCCTAACGCTTGTCAATTATGCAGAAGATCTTTACTCAGTAGATTATGGGTATTTACCAGAGTATCAATCTGGACTTAACCCAGAAAGACCTAGCGATGTTACACCTCTTGCGCCAGTTGTAACTGTTGACCTCTCGGGTTATAAATATGAAGTTGGTTCTGTTTCTGTTATTGTTTCTAAACAAGAGGGGGATTTGTCTGATGTAAAATTCTTCTCGTTACAATATAGATATGAGAAGACTGGTGATAGCGAGTATGAAGAAGACGAGAAAGTTTGGGAGGACGCTGGTGTAGTCTCTGCGTCAAATGGACTTTTTAACATACCTGTCCCACTTAATAATGGCAACAGTCTTGTTGTAAGGGCACAAGCAATTAACGGAAGAGGTGTGTATTCTGCATTCTCTGCCGAAAAGGATGTTGTTATAAGCGACAACCCAGCGCAAGACATAAAGTCACTGACGCTCGATGAGACTGTTAACGAACCCAAGACACCTGATGCTAGGTGGTCTACTATTGACATTAGTATTGAACCACCAGACGATCAGTCAGAGTATCTATACGCTATTGCTGAGTATAAGCAACCTGGGCAGAGCCAATATAAACAAATAAGTACGCTTGGTTGGAATAAACCAAACTCCACATCACTTCAGGTTTATGCGGACGGTAGACAGTACGAAATAAGAATACGATCTGTTTCAATTTACGGGATTGAAAATAAGTATGGCGTTAGTAAGTTAATCACAACAACTAACACTGAAGATCCAGAGTACACTGAAGATAATCCATTTAGGAGTCTTCCCGCCCCTAATGTAACAGGACTTGAACTTTTTGGGCAAGGCAATGACAATGAATTCATTGGCAGAGACGCTAAGTTCACATGGAGAAAGAATACTTTAGTTGACTGGGTTAACCTTGGGTACGAGGGGCTTAAAGGTGCATCCTCTTCCGAGTTAGATCAGTATTTTAGAGATTATCAAATTGAGGTTTTTGCTAATGATGAGTTAGTTAGAACAGAAACAGTTGTTGATAACTTCTACACCTACACCTATGAGAAAAATGCCGAGGATTATGAGGCTAGGTACGGTGTTGTTGGTGCGTACAGAAACTTTAGATTAAGTGTTATTATGCGCACTAGGCAGAATCAAGAAAGTCCTAGAGCTGCCGTACTTGATGTAGTTAACACAGCACCCAAGCCACTTCAGGGTCTTGTAATCAACCCCGGTTTTAACAGCATAGAGATTAATTATAAGCAACCAACAGACTTGGATTTTTCAGGCGTTGACATTTGGGTTGAAACTACTCAAGGTTTTGATCCAGATGTAACTACTCCGTTTGCAACAGTTAGCGACAATAG